TCTTGGGTTCGTCCGCACTCGATGGCGTGGACGTTTTTGGAATGCTTGGTTACTTTCATACGAGGTTTTTAAGTTTGGCATTCTCGGCTTGGAGTTCATGAACCAGTTGTTCCATGTCTTCCAATCGTTGACGCAAACTTACGACCTCATTACGAAGTTGTGTTAATTCTTTGTTTTGGGACTCGCTGGTAGCCTGCCACATAGCGAGGACCGCTTGGGCTTGTCTGACTTGCAGGGAGTCCGATTCGACACGGCCCTTGGTGAACCAAGCGACCGCTCCACCGACGATTGCTGCAACGCTCCCGACGATGGTGGTTTCGATTAGGTTCACTTCTTGACCTTTACTTTATCAATTGTCATCCAACCAACTGACAACAAGGTGATTAATGCACCGATAATCTCTTGCAAAGTTTCGGTGTCTAACAAGCCTTTGGCGACGAGGGTTCCACCGATGAAGGTTAACAGGTGGCGAAGGAGAGCGATGACTGCTGATTTCATAAAGGGGAGTTTAGGGGTTTCGGGGTTGCGTTTGCGAAAGAGTTTCATAGCGATTTGCGTTGGTTGTAGTCCTCCGTGTACTGCTCGTCCCATCCAGCAAAGGTGTGGATTCCGACGGGTTCGGGCCAAGTTTGATACTTTGTCCAGTTCTTCGGTTCGTCGCCTTCCCAAAGGATGTCAACACACCAAGCCTTTGGATTTGCAGGGTTGATATGTCCGAGTTCAACAACGGTGCGAGGCTCGACCTCCGAGTCGTTAATGGTTCGGAAATCAGCGTAAACTGCAAATTCGTATTTTCGGAAGGTAGCCATTAGAGGGTCGTAAGGGCAGCGAGTTCTGCGTTGGTTAAGCGAGTCGTGTAGAGCGCAGCAGCACGGACTTTTACCGATTGGTCCAAAGTAAAATTAATACTTGGAACAACAGATGCCCTTGTAATTGCAACCGAAGGCATCGTTATTGTGCTTGTGTCAACTTGTGCTGCGGTCCCGTTTAATGATATAGCAAAGTCGCCATTTTTATATGAAACCGCAATTTTGTTTATACCAACAGGATAAGCTCCCGTTCTTTGAAAAATAAGAGCATTTGTTGAGTTTTGTCTAATCCTTAACTCAATTACGCTTGAAGACCTTATGACCAGATAAAATCCATTTGCGCTGCTACCTGAATCAAGGCCAATTATGTCTGCGTTCTTATTGGCAAACTGAATATCCACCTCCGCATAAATCGTTCCCTCGGTCTGCCCGATGCATCCGCTGACTGCTCCTGATAGGGTTATTACATCTGCGTTGCGTGTTGCGCTTGCGGTTGTTGTTGCGATGTAGGAGGTGGCAACGGAGCCTGTTTCAAGTTGTGCGCCAAAAAAGTACAACCCATTATTTGTGCTACCTTGAAATGACTGTGTTGTACCAGACATTGAGTAAATAATGAACCGCCCATTCCCTGTACCAGTTGCGGTATAGGTTTGTGAAATTCTTGCCCATCCATTCCCAAAATTTAACACTCTACAAGTACCTGAACCGGCCCCTGATATTGCAAGAGTTGATAGGTTTACGTCAGTGCTTTGTGCAGGAAAATTGGTCGACCCGTTTATTCTCACATTTCTTGCAATAATAGACTTCACAAAAAATGAAAATGTGTATGTTGTCCCACTTGTTACAGAATAATCAGCAAAAATTGCGTGATTATCAGTTGCGCTTGTTTCAAACATTGCGTCAGCAACATTAGTTCCATAAGGGTCCGTCGTTCCTGATACGTTTCCTGACCATGTAACATTTAGCGCAGTATTCCAGTAATTCGTCCAGTCTTCGGAATAGGTTGCCAAGTTCGACCCACTCGGCTCCACCAACAACGCAGGGCAGCCAGCCGTTCCTCCGCTTGTGTAGTAATCCAAGCGAGGAATCCCCGAAGCCACCGACTCAATCAACCCACTTGCATTCACACGGGTCGCAGTCGTCGCACGGGTAACATTGAAGTCGCCTGACGCACCAAGGACCAAACCACCCGAAGTCGTAGCGACTGGGGTGTAAAGTTTGCCTGTCTTAAAGCGTGCAGGTACAAGGATTAGCGATGGGGTCGGCATTGTTAGAAGTTGTAAATAACTGCAAAGCGATTGAAGAGGCATCCATTAACGGCAGCCTCGGCAGCGGTCGCTCCGTCAGCCGTAGCCCTTGCGTTGAACAAAGCCCACACCCCAGCAGCAACGCCACCTTGGAGCATTGATGTCGGGTAGCCGTAGCCGTAGCCGATGAGCATTAGAGGAAGGTGTAACCGATGACGGAACCTGCGCTTGGAGTGACGGCCGTAATCTTACCGCCATTGCGACCGCTTATCACGACGCCAGCGGAAATAGAAGCCCCCGAAAAGTTGTAAGCGGTTAGCAGGTTCTCGCTTCCAGTTCCGGTTAAAGTTGTGAAAGTCGCAGCGGTGTTGACTACCAAGAAGTCGTAGTTTTTCCCGGTAACGGTTCCGTTGATAAACTCCATCGTACCGCCCTGACCGAGCATTTGTTGCAATATGGGTGTAGGCATTTTTTAGCGTTTAATTGTAAATGTAGATTAGACTGGAATTTCACAAACGGAGTGTCCGAATGGAATCTCAAAAGTCATCGTCGCCTGCCACCCTGCGGTGCGGTCATCCCTGCTCTCTACGAACCTCGTAAGGCTCACGCTGGATGAGAGGGTCCAGTCCTCGTTCGGGTCGTTTGTAAGCGATGATATGAAGTCCTGTGCGATTTGTAACTGGTCGCTTAGGACCTCGTCTTCGTTATCCTGCCAACCCAACGTAGGGCTTCCCGAAACCACTCCGCCCATCGGTTTGATGGATTCAACACGGTCAGAAAAGTAAACCCCAACCACCAAGTCCAAAGTCCCAGCATCAGTAGTTGCAGACTGAACGTCCGCAAAAACGAGCGGATAGACGATGCGTTCACGGCTTGGGGTTCGAAGGTTGATGGTGTTGTCCGTGCCGATTGCAAGAGGGTCGCCCGTCCCGAAGGAGTTTACTTGCGGATGGTTGTTGGCAAGGTCCAGCAGGGCTTGCTTGATTTTTATCCAAGACATAGGCTTGTAGTTTCAGTATGTTTTTTTTATGCGCTCCCATCGTCAGCAGTCATTACAAGCCCCGAATTGACCGTAGGGATAGGGGTAATCCAAGTTGCTGATTCCCATCCTCCTGTTGCGGTCCAAGACCATCCCGGTTCGGTAGTTGGTTGCGTTCGGGTAAATCGTATCCAAAGCAGATGGAGGCGAGTTCCACAAGGGATAGGAGTTGCGGTTCTCCATGAGGTACCGGGTAATGCGTTCGGAGTACCACTCGGCATCGTTCTTGACCTTATCGGTCAGCCGTGTAATCTCTTCCATGCTCATTTGGCTTGATTCCTCGCTCGTTCTACGGACCATGCCCTTGTTCATGTACTTGAACGCTAAGACCATGGGTAACTCGTAGTAGAGCCATTGAATCATTGCAGGCTGAATGTAATCCTCCAAGAGCGTTTGGTTCAGGGCAGACGTTGAACCGCTGACCACCTGTGTAACCAATTGCCCGTACAACGGAGAGCCAACGATGGGCTGAATCCGCATCTCCTGCACCTTGACAACCGTTGGACGGATTTGGGTGTAGGATACGTTCTCGTTGATTATCGAGTTGTCGAGCAGCGTTTCTTCGCTTATGAATAGTGCTTTCATGCCTTCGTGATTTTATTGCCTTTACGGATGACCAACTGCTGCTCCCATACATGGCGACATTGGGGGCGATTCACTCCGCTCGGTGTGTGATACCAACCGCCCCTCCTGTTCCAAACGGAGTAGCCCATAATCGCAGAAATCCCGTCGATGTCATCCCTCGTGTAAACCTTGCCCTGCCCAGCCAAGTCAAGCATGACCTTGCAGAACTCACGGCTGGAACCTTTGTCTTTGTTGCTGAACCCTGTGGCCCATGCATACTTGTAACGCACCTCCAGTACAGGCTCGGCCACTTCCTTCACGTTCTTGGGAAGGTTCTGCTCGGCAATCTTGTCCACCGCCCTGCTGATAGGGTAGCGGTCCTTGGTGATTAGGTAAGCGACTCGCTTGGCGACCTTGGCCTTGCTAACTCCTAACTCCTTGGCCATTTCTTCAACGCTGGCTTCCCGGTTCTTCTTGCGGTAAGCCTCAATCTTCAGGTCCAACTCTTTCTCTTCTTCGCCCAGTTCGGCAAAGGCTAAACGGATATTTTCGTTGATGTTGGTGTCGAACCGCATCGGCTTGGAGTGCATGACGTGGTAGTCGTCTGCATGGCTTCCAAACTTACTTGCAACGACCTCCAAGACTTTAAATTCTTCGTCGCCCCATCCGTAGTCTTCGTCGTCCTCTTGGCCCCATTGAGGCTCGCTGAACCCTTGGGCCTGCACTCCGAGCATCGTGTCAATCTCTTGGGCTGATAGCCCAAAGCCTGCTGATAGCATGGTCCGAGCCATTTCCAGCGTGATTTTCTCCTGCATATACTGCCTGACAATACGCATCAGGTTTTGATACTCACGGCCCGACAACTTCTTGATGTTGTCGTTGCTCTGCAAGGCTTCCACGGCTTGCGGTTGCTCGTCGGGTTGGGGGTTAGGTCCAACCACGTCGGCAGGTTTCTCAAGCGGTTGCAGACCTGCTTTTTCCCTCAATTCGTCTTGGGTCATGATTTGCAAGAGGGCTTGCTCGCTTAGTCGCTCCGTTATGGGTTCAACAGGGATAAGTTCCATGCCTTCCACGCCATTGAAGGAGCCGAGGTAATTAATCATCCGCTCCACCTTGCGCACCCGGTCGTTGACGTAGGTGGCCTTGAATAGTTCGTAGGCCTCGACCAATTCGTTGCGTCCACCCAATTGGCCTTCGGTCTTCACACCAAAAAGCATCGGGTTGGTTACACGGTGGGAGATAAAGATTTCTTGTTGGATTGCTTTGTTCAGTATCTCGAACTGCTTGTCCATATCGGACGGAGTGAGCGGTTCCAAAGTCGGAGCCTTGGCTGCATCGTCGTTGAATGTAACAACAAAGCGACCAGCGTTGTCGGTTCCCGAAAACTTACGCTTGATTTGCCTTTCGATGTCGCCTTGCTCTTCGGGGGTCGGGATGCCGTTGTTGAAGTTTATCAAGTAACCGCCCCAAAAATTGTTGCGAAGGTTGTTGTTGTGGAAGTTGGCGACCTGTACGTCTGCCTCAATCCAAGCGTTGCCACCGATGTATTCGGGGAGAGGATAGTGCTTCACGCCTGCTGCGTACACACGATAGTAGAACAACTGCTTGCCGATGCGATTCTCC